CTGGACGNGGTGCAGATTTATTAATCATAGACGACCCACATTCAGAACAAGATGCTATGAACCGAGATGCAATGGAGAGAGCTTATGAATGGTATACATCAGGACCTCGTCAACGTCTTCAGCCTGGTGGATCAATTGTCTTGGTTATGACAAGATGGAATACAAAAGATCTAACTGGGAAACTACTTGGCCAGCAGCGAGAAGCCAAGGCTGATCAATGGGATGTTGTAGAATTTCCTGCCATACTTCCATCAGGTAAACCTTTATGGCCTGAGTATTGGAAGAAGGAAGAATTATTATCTGTTAAAGCTTCAGTTAGTATTACGAAGTGGAATGCACAGTATATGCAAAACCCAACTTCAGAAGAAGGAGCTATCATTAAACGTGAATGGTGGAATAGATGGGAGAAGGATTACATACCTGCACTTAAACACGTAATACAATCTTACGATACGGCATTTAGTAAAAAGGAATCTGCTGACTATTCAGCTATTACAACCTGGGGAGTATTTTATGAAAGTGATGATAGTCCAGCTAGTTTGATATTATTAGATTCTCAAAAGGGAAGATGGGACTTTCCTGAATTAAAACAAACTGCTTATGAACAATGGAAGTATTGGGATCCTGATACAGTCATCATTGAATCTAAAGCTTCTGGTCAACCACTTACTGATGAATTAAGAAAGATGGGAATACCAGTAGTAAATTTCATACCATCAAAAGGAAACGATAAGCATACACGGGTAAATTCGGTTGCACCTTTATTTGAATCTGGTATGATATGGGCGCCTATGCAAGACTTCGCAGAAGAAGTCATAGAAGAGTGCGCAGCATTCCCATTTGGCGATAATGATGACTTGGTCGATTCAACGACTCAGGCTATTATGAGATTTAGGCAAGGTGGATTTGTATTACATCCTGATGATTACAAGGAAGATCCACAGCCACAACGTAAGAGGACTTATTATTAATGAATAGATTATGGAAGTTAATTAGAGAGTTTGAAATAAAATATGGCAGAATGCCTTTTGGTAAAGAGTTAGATCAATTAAAGATTTTAGCAAACGAAGAAGAAACTCGTCAAAAGGTAATTAGAATACCAGAAAAAAATTTTCCACCATTTTATGAAGCTAGACCTATGGAAGGTCCAAAGGCAGAAGTTAAACAATTTCCAAAAGAGAAGATAGTTAGAAAACCATCTGAGACTACTGAAGCAGGTGGTTTAGAAAGAATTGCAAAAGAGTTAGAAGATATGCAAGAGATTGGAAAAGACTATAAGGACACAAGTGTATCTGATTTCCTATCTGATTATTTTGATATGCCAAAAAAATCTAAAACACCTGTTAAAGATAAAATGCAAAAAATGTTAGGTGATGTAAAACTATATGGTGATGAAACTTTTGAAGAACTAGAAATTATAAAAAACACAGGAGAACACCCTAGAGATAAAAAAGCTTATGGTGGAAGAATTAAAAATAATGATGGTGGATTAAATTCATTAAAAGAAGTTTATAATAATGTTGGAGACTTTGTAAGTAAATATTCTGGACTAGATTCATTAATTAAACTAGTTGAATATTTAGATACGGTTGGAACACCAGAATACACAGCAGATCCATTTAATACAAAACCTTTAAAGAGACCTATGAGAGCTCCAAAGTTACCAGAAAAAAAATCAGAAGGTTTAGATTACTTACAGGGATTTTAAATGGAACTTGGTAAAAGAAAAATGGCTATGAGTTTTCGTCTCAAGCCAAACTCATTAACACGAAATTTTTTTCTAGACACTAAAAGAACTTTAGATCAAGAACCATTTGCTAATGAAGTAGATACAAGAATGGGATTTGGAAAAGGAACTGATCCAAGACAAATACTTTCTACTAAAGCAAACAAACTTGGTGTTGATACATATAAACAGATTGCATCTGAATACGATAAAGTTATTGAACAAGGTTTTGCAAATAAAAGTTTTAAAGATGTTCCTACCTTTAGAGAATGGATAAAAGATTTTTCTTTAGATAATTATGGAAGAGAATTTAACGATTCACTTATTAAAAAAATAAGCCCGTATTTAAAAATTTCATCACAACAAGCTAGAATTGATTTATTTAGACAACTAGTTAATGAAGCTAACCAAGGATTAAAATTTGTACAAAGAGTTGATTTAAAAGAACAAGCTGGACTTTCTCGTAGTCAAGCAACTAGTGAAAAAGCTTGGAACATTCCTGATTTAGATACAGCTAAAGATAAACATATCAAAGCTTTTAACTTTTTAACATCTGACCCTAATAGACCTGTAGAAGAATTATTTGATTTTACACAAAAGGTTGCACAAGCCACTGGAACATCTAAAGGCGAAGCTAGTGCCACATTGAATGCTTTACCTGAATATAAAAATTTTAAACCAATTGCAGATAGATTAAATGTAGTTGCTTCTAAAGCCGCTTTAGTCAATAAAGGAAAAACTTTAGCTGATGTTGAAGATATGCTTTACAATATTGGTCAAGGAGGTTCTTTTAGAACTAGTGTAACAAATACTCCAGAAAATTTTATTATAAATTCTGTAACTAGACATATTGATCAAGGTGGAAATAAAATTAAATGGGTTAAAAAACCAGGAGATGTAACTAATACAGGTGAATTAATTACAGATCGAAATGCTGTATTTAATTACAAAGGTAAAAATTATTCTTATGATGATTTATTAACAAAGGGTAGAGATATTCCTGAGTTTAAAGAAGTCTATAAATCTTTTGATCAATTAAATGATCTATACACTAAAGAAGTAATACATCCCGTAACAAAACAAAAAGTTATTTTTGGAGACTTAATGAAGGAAGCTTATACACAAGGAGCTAACTATTCTTCTGCTAAATCACCATATGACATAGATCATTTTAAATCTGTAAAAGATGAGCCGTTTACAAATTTAAGAGTTATTCCAAAAAGAATAAATGTTTCCGCTGGTCAATTAGGTGAAAGAGCTAAACAACAAGCAACAGGAGTTACAAAAACAAAACAATATACCCCAGAGTTTGTTGAATTTGGAAAAGAAAAAATGGGTTATAATTTTAGTAAAAATCCAGAACAATTATTTAAAGATGAATTAAAATTAGCTGAAGATATTTTAGTAAAAGGAAGAGAACTAAGAACTCCAACTACCATTGCTAAAGAAAGATACAAGGTTTTAAGCACTGATGCATTAGGAGCTATTGGTTGTCCTAATTCCTTTATGTCTGGTGGACGAGTTAAATTTAGCACAGGTGATTCTTGTGTTCGAAAAGGATTACAAGCAATTGAATCAGGTAAATTAGACAAAGCACAATTAAATGCTTATGAAAATATTTTACAAAAATCAGGAAAATTAACTGATGAAGCAACACAATTATTTAAAGCAGCAAAGAAAGCTGGATCAGCAACAGGAAAATTATTTGAAGGATTAATTAGTGTAGGTACNGGTATANCAGGTGCTNTNGGTGGAGTTGGTTTAGAAGTAGGAATGGGTTANGATCAATTAGCTAGAGGAGATATAAGAGGTTTCTTTAGAGATTCTATTNTTGGAATAGTACCTGGAACATTTAAATCAAGAAGAGAAGANTTNTTAGANATNACTCAATCTGAAGAGGAAAGAGTAGGCTTAACTAATTTATTTGATTATCAAGATAAATATAATCAAGCTGTTGAATTAGAAAATAGAATTTATGCTANAGAGAATGATCCATTAGAAGGTTTGATTGAAGGAGCAGAACCTTTTGATGTTTTAGCTGCACAAAAAGAATTAGCACAAATAGATTCTGAGTTAGCAGAAATGTATCCTAAAGTACAAAACGAACAAGTTCAAAATTTAGTTGATACTGTTTCTGATAGATTAACTTTAGAAAAAACTAAAAAGTTTGATGGTCTTTATGGAACAGTAATGGGTAGGGGTTCTTTAGAAAGAGACTTGCCAAATATTTTAGCAGAAGAAAAACAAAAAGCATATCAAGAAGATCCAGAAACTATTTATCAAAAACAACAACAAGCTCCTGGTATGGCTCCTGTTATAATTGATCCTGATACTCTTGATTTAAATTTTTCTAGAGGAATGTTTGCTAACGGTAGTCATTCTAATCCAGAGATACAAAAAATATTAGATTTGATTCCTCAACTAATGATAGCTGACTTTGTTCCTATTTCTGAAAAAGTAGAATTAAAAAGATTGTTTGATCAATTCAATGATAGATATATGAGAAAAGCAGAAGGAGGAAGAATAGGTTTTAACAAAGGTGGTTTTGATCCAACTAAAAGAAGTTTTTTAAAACTTATAACTGCATTAGCAGCATTACCTGTAGTTGGTAAATATATTAAACTAGCTAAACCTGTAACAAAAGTTATTCCTAAAATAGATATTGTTCAAACTCCTGGAATGCCAACTTTTTATTCTAAAATGGTTAATGATGCTTTGAATTATGGAGTGGATAAAACAAAAGAATTAGGAACTCTTGAAAGAGAGGTTGTTAAACAACATAAGTTTGGTGAATATGATGTAACTGTTTCTCATCAATTAGATACAGGAGATGTAAATGTTCAAGTTAACGGACCAGGAACTTTATTTGGTGAACCTGTACAGATGAACTATCGAGCTCCTAAAAAAACAGAAACAGGTGAAACAATACCAGCTGATTTTAAAACTAATGAGGCCGCTGTAAGAGGATCTAGAACTGGACCTGATGATTATGAAATTACTGCTGAAGATGATTTTATAGTTGAAGATACAAACAAACTAGGAAGCGATTTAACAAAACTTGAGGAAGCTGTAACAGGTAAAGACGTATCAAAAAGAAAAAAGATTGTTAGAGAAGACAGACAAAAATATTATGAATCTCAACAAGGTCAAGAACAAGTCTTAGAAGAGAAATATGGGTATTTTGACGATACACAACCAGAAGATCTTATAGATGAATAAAAAGCTTACTACTACGGTACCACCTAAAAGTGGACCACAGCCTCGAGGCTTGAAAATTAAGTATAATACTGTTAAAACAATCACTGCGGAGAAAATAAATGGCGGAAATAGACAAATCATTACCAAACACATTAGAAAATCCATCTAATGAACAAGAGATAGAACAAGTTATTCAAGAAACTGAAATTTTGCCTTCAGGTGAAACAGAAATTTTAGAAAATGAAGATGGAAGCGTAGACATTAATTTTGATCCATCGACTCAAGTTAATACTGTAACAGACCATAATGCAAATTTAGCTGATTTTGTTGAAGAAGATATTTTAAATAGATTAGGTTCAGAACTTTATCAAAATTATCAAGAATATAAAACTTCTAGAAAAGATTGGGAAAGAACTTACAGAGAAGGTTTAGATCTTTTAGGATTTAAATATGACAATCGAACAGAACCTTTTCAAGGTGCATCAGGTGCAACACATCCTGTGTTAGCAGAAGCTGTAACTCAATTTCAATCTTTAGCATACAAAGAATTATTACCAGCTGATGGTCCAGTAAGAACTCAAATATTAGGATCAGCAACTCCTGATAAAGTTCAACAAGCAGGTCGTGTAAAAGATTTTATGAACTATCAACTTATGGATCAGATGAAAGAATATGAACCAGATTTTGATCAAATGTTATTTTATTTACCTTTAGCAGGTTCATCATTTAAAAAAGTTTATTTTGATGCAGTTGAAAATAGAGCTGTATCAAAGTTTGTACCCGCAGATGATTTGATTGTTCCGTATTCAGCTACCTCATTAGATGATGCGGAGTCAATCATCCACGTGGTAAAAATTTCTGAAAATGAATTACGTAAACAACAAGTTGCTGGTTTTTATAGAGACATAGATTTAAAACCTTCAAACGTAAACGAAACAGAAGTTCAACAAAAAGAACGTGAGTTAGAAGGTCTATCAAAAGGAAGAGAAGAAGATGTATTTAACTTATTAGAGTTTCATACCAATATAGATTTGGAAGGATTTGAAGATGTAGGGCCCGATGGTGAGAAAACAGGAATCAAACTTCCTTACATTATAACACTAGAAGAACATTCTAGAGAAATATTATCTATTAGAAGAAACTATGAAATGAATGATCCTAGAAAAAATAAAATTCAATATTTTGTTCATTTCAAATTTTTACCAGGACTTGGTTTTTATGGTTTTGGTTTAATTCATATGATTGGTGGATTATCAAGAACAGCAACTACAGCATTAAGACAATTAATTGATGCTGGAACATTATCAAATTTACCTGCTGGATTTAAACAGCGTGGAATAAGAATTAGAGACGATGCACAGTCTATACAACCTGGAGAATTTAGAGATGTTGATGCACCAGGGGGTAATATACGTGATGCATTTATGATGTTACCTTTTAAGGAACCATCACAAACTCTCTTAGCACTTATGGGCGTCGTAGTACAAGCTGGTCAGCGTTTCGCATCTATAGCTGACCTACAAGTAGGTGAGGGTAATCAACAA